ATGAGCGATAGAAGCGAAATATTTCATTGGAACAAGGCGGCGATTCGTCTGGCTGCCGACATTGCGAAAGAGAAGGGCGTCATCGTCAAACTCAATCGCGACGGATCAATCCATGTTGCCCCGGTGCAAGACGACGCAGTAGAAGAGATGCGAAAGTTTATAGCTTCGCAGGAGTTGCCCGAGGCGTGGTGACTGTTTTGCGGATGAGCACTTGGCTCAAGTGGATGGTATCGTGGAATGACAACCAAAGCCTTGGTGACTAAGTCCGAGCTTCTGAGGATGGCCAAAATTGCGAAGCAGTATGGGGTTATTGTAGAGCAAGAGTACGACGGCGTGATCGTTCGTGTTGCGCCACTCGACGCTGGAAGCGTAAAGCCGGCGAAGACGGAGCCGCGCTGGGCACCGGCTGAAGATGCGCCGCCGCCGCCGATACAACCTCCACTGAACAGGTACGAGGAAGCAGTGATGAAGACTCTCACAGCAATCGGACCGAACGCGAAATTGAGATACACCCAGCTACGGTCATTCGGGCCAGCGACCGAAGAAAAACTCTTGGCGCGAGGATATATAGACGTGATCCGGCCAGTCGGTGGAAGGTTGAAGGACGAGGTGGTTTGCCTTACCGAGAAAGGTTTTGCTGATTGGCAAAAGCAACGCGATCATATCAGCAGCCATCCTTATCTGTAGGCTGGTGCCATTATCCCTTACTCCTGCGCCGCTCACGCAATATGCCGCGCGCGATGCTGTTGCCGGACCCATCGAATTGCAAATCACCGCTGTACGGCCGCCACTCGTCCTCAGAATGGCAGCAATCCTCTTCGTCGCCGTTCTGATCGGTTTCCTCGGGCTCGCGCTCGTCGTCTTCCTCCCGGTCGTCGGCCTCCGGGTCGCTGTCAGCCAGATAGGGTTCCATGTTCTCGTCACCGTCGAGAAGATCCAGCAGGGCAACAAGTTCCTCGATCTTGGCTTCCAAGCGAGCGCGGGTGATTTCGATGGAAGCTCTCATGCTTCTTCTCCCGCATTGACGAGGGTTGCGAGGAAGATGGCCTGATCCTGGCCACTCATGGAAGAGCCGTAGACCTTCCTGATATGCGCGGCTTTCATGCGCGCGTCTTCCAGCGTGTTGATCGGATGCGCGATGATGGCTTCATTCAGATCGTTTTCCAGACCGGAAAGACGATCCTGCTCTCTGCCCAGATCATGGAAGCCGCTCGATGTGGCCCATGCCTGATAGCGCGCTTCGCGGGCATCGAATATCGCAAGGTAATGCTCGCGATCGGCTTCGACCTTGGCAAATCTCGGAGCAAACGTCGCCGGATTTTCCACGGCATTGGCGTTGATCTCCAGCAAGCCCTTTTCACGGTCAAACAGTTCGTTGACGCCCTCGCGCGTCATGACCATCTTCTGGCGGAGCATGTGCCATCGGTAGGAGTGTGTCAGTTCTGCGCTTTCCAGCATCGCGACTGGCGGGCGCTCAGGGCTTTCCCAAAGAGCCTCGGACAGGCCGTCAACGCGGTCGGCTTCTGCGGTGACTTCGTTATACGCGGCGATCAGCGCCCCCAGCGCCGACGTTTCGGTCTGGGCGGTTGTTATGCCCTCGCAGGCCACGGCGGCGACAGGGAGAGCGGCAGCAGCTACGCCGCCGAGAAATGTGCGACGGGTCGTTTTCATGCTGAATGCTTCTCTGTAACCGGGATTTTGATGAGGGTGTGAATGCCATCGTGGTTGATGGTGATGCGCTCGACGGCCAGATCGGGGTTATCGCGGATGATCTGCCCTGCCTGCTGCAAGAGGTCGGAAAGCTTCTCGCGGGCTGTCTGGCCTTCGAGGTAGGCGAGTGCGCCCTTGACGAGCGTGGCGCTGACCACGGAGCAGTCGAAATCCTCGTTCTCTTTGTCGGCAAGACGAAGCGCAGCAATCAGCCCGTCAAAAGATGTGAGCCGGGCCGAGCTCTCGAAAAACGCATTCATTGCAGAATGCATCTCTATTTCCTCGGGGCTGTCTTCGAGAGGGCCGTTGCAGTTGTTCGCAGCTTCGATTGCTGCGTTGTGGCGCGCAATCATCGCTTCAAGGGTAACTTCTGGCATGGCTTCGCTAGCGGCCTGAATCGTGTTCGGCATTGTCATTCTCCAGATTGTCGAGAGGGTTTTGTCACTCCCTAAAAAGGGAGGCAGTCTTTACGCGAGTTCGAGCGCAGCGCCGCCGGTCAACTGCGGTTCGCGTGGAGCCGGGACGACCAGAGCCGCGCCATTGTCGCGCTCGGCGCGTTCGAAGGCAGCTTTCAGAGCCGGATTGGTGAAGAGGCTGGAAAGGCGGACGTTAACTGTGTTGTGCGTCATTGTTCGATTTCCCTTGTTATGATTTGCTTACAGGTGTATTCATAACTACAGGCGTAGTGAACGTCAAGCATTTAAATACAAGTGTATTCATTTTGGAGAAAACAGCATGGCTGAACTGACACCAGAGGCGAACAGGGCGGCTCGGGCGATACTGAAGTGGTCCGTTCGAGAGCTGGCGGATAATGCCGGTATCGCTTTCTCGACCGTGCATAGGTTCGAGACCTCTGGCACTGCGACAGAGGCGACTAAGGATAAGATCAAGGCCGCCTACGCCGCGCATGGCGTGGAGATTACCAACGGGGAATACACCGGTGCGCGCCTGAAGTTGAACCGCTCGACAGAGTAACGAGAAAACCGCTTATCGCTACCATTGATGAGAGGAATGCAGTTCATGACGACGATTGAACTCGATGAGAAGCAGCTCAGAATGTTGCGATCTGCGCTGACTTACGTTTTCAACGAAATCGAAGACGACATAGAATTTGAGGAGGCAATCGGATCGACCCGATGGGAGGTAGATGACTTCATGAGAAACCTCTCAACCAACGAGGAGTAGGACGTGAGCGCTGCATTGACGTTGATACCACCCCAGCCGGGGATAGAGGCTGTCTCCGATCTGTCTGACGCCGCGCTGGACTATGGCCGCGCTGCGCTGTCCAGCAACACCATGCGGGCTTACAGAGGCGATTGGCAGGATTTTCAGGACTGGTGTGCAACTCGCGAGCGGTCGCATCTGCCGGCCACACCTTCGACCGTGGCGAACTATGCATCGTCTCTGGCCGAGGCTGGCAAGAAGGTGCCCACAATCGCCCGTAAGCTGGCCGCCATTCGGTTCTTTCACCGCGGCGCTGGTCTGGACAATCCGACCGACAATGCGGGTGTGGCGGCCATCCTGAAGGGCATACGCCGCACAGTGGGCACAGCGGCCCGCCAGAAGGCTCCAGCAACAGTTGACGTCATTCATGCCATGATGGCGCGGATCAACGCCGACAGCCTCCAGGGCAAGCGTGACAGGGCATTGCTCTTGCTCGGCTTCGCTGGCGCCTTCCGTCGATCGGAGCTTGTGGCGATCACCGTCGAAGATCTGACCTTCAGCGAGGAAGGCGTGGATGTGTTCCTACCGAAATCCAAGACCGACCAGGAGGCGAAAGGCCAATCTGTTGCCATCCTGAACGGCAAGGCTCTGAAACCCGCTGACAGGCTCAAGGAGTGGCTCCAGGCGGCGGGGATAACCTCGGGCCCGATCTTCCGCCGCTTCAATCGTGGTGACCGCCTGACGACCGAGACGTTGACTGATCAAGCAGTGGCGCTGATCGTCAAGAAGTATGCCGATGCTGCCGGGCTCGATGTGGCGAGCCTCTCCGGTCACTCGCTGCGCGCTGGCTTTGTCACCTCGGCCGCCGAGAACCGTGCGAGTATATCCCGCATCATGGAAGTGACCCGCCACCGAGACCCGCGCACCGTGGAAACCTATGTTCGCCGAGCCGATCGGTTTAAGGATCATGCCGGCGACGGATTCTTGTGAGTGATGCGATGGATTTCAACCAAAAAGCAAATGGCCTGCCACCGCATGCTCGTACTGATCGCCTTCATTTTTTCAAATACATGCATGAGACGACAGCCAAAATTGTCCTCAATGATGCCACGCTTCGATGGTCGACGTCCTCCTACCTTAATGACCCGTTTGACATGAATTTCGAGATGGCCCTCCACGCTGACATCGCCACTGTGAAGGAGGAGGCGCTGGGAAAAGCCTGGGACCTGATTAACTCGGAAGTACCGATCAAGGCCGTCAGCCCAATCGGAATCCTACTCGAAAGCATTCGTGTTGAACGCCCTAAGGTGTCACAAAACGATTTCAACAGGTTTTACGGAAACGCGATCGATGTCACCTATCAAAAGATGAAAGAAAGCCTTCCTCGTACCAACGGCGATCTTGCACCTTTGCACGCGAAAACGAAAATTCTGTCGCTGTCGGAGCGAGCAGATATCCCCACCATGTGGTCGCACTACGCAAATTCTCATCGCGGAGTTGTTCTTCGTTTTCGATCAATAAACGACGCTCCCTACATGATGGCAAAACCCATGAGGTATACGGAGGATGTGCCGCACTTTCTGTCCCACCAAGAGTTAGTCGACTTCTTCTGTGGGTTAAATGCTATAAGTCCAGAAGCGCTAGCAGACCTCGTCACATACACAAAGTCATCGCACTGGTCATACGAGAAGGAATGGAGGATCGCCAGCGGTTTTGGTCGCGACGACTCATTGCCTTTCGAGGACGTGCAATTCGGATACGATGAGCTCGATGGTGTTATATTCGGTCTCAACACATCGCGTGAAACGATTGATGTCGTAAAGCTACTATCCGCAAAGTTTCCCGCTGTTCAGTTTTTCAGGGCAAGCCGACAGCCGACTAGCTTCAAGTTAGAAATCAGTCCGCTTCTGTAGCGATAAGGGTGATTCCCGATACCAAATTTCTTAGAGCGATGGCTACGACGGCAGTGGGTTACTCAACTGTTCCAAGAACGCGGAGCGAGCCTGGATAAAGAAGCTCAATCAAATCCCCTTCGGCGGCAGGATTTGTCCAATACTGGATCGCTTGTGCAGGCATGTAGCTAATATAACTCGGGGTTCCGTCTCTCGGTGTCGAGATGAGCGAGAAGCTGCACGCTCTCGGCGTAAGCGGTGCCCCCTCAGGCGCGACGCTCAGTATCTTTGCGCCCTTTCGATAGCCATCCCGAAACAATCTGGCGAACTCAATGGTGCTGGTCACAAACACGCAATTCAGACGCGAGGGCGCATCGTTGGCAACTGCCAGCCGTGCGGTCTCAAGCAGCATCTCGCGCATCACGTGGCTGAACGAGTCGGGGCTGTCGGCGTAGGAGCCATAGTGGAACAGCCTAATGAAATCGCCATGCCTACCAGGCTCCAGAATAGTCCCTGCGTCGTGCGCAGCCGAGCTCACATGAAAATACATCCAGTCCCTCGATTTCGCGCGGGCTCTCAATCGATATATTTCTTTGCGGTTGCCCTCAACCTGTCAGAGTGCTCGTAGATTTGATCGAGGCTGTCGATGATCAGTCGCTCTTCTGCCTCACCATCAAAGAGGCCAATGTATTTGATTGATCGATTGAAGTGCAAGCGTGCCAGGGGTTTGCGGTTATTGTTGTCGATCAAAACGCCGCAATAGGATTTCTGGTCGCGCATGACCACGCGCGCCGGGCTTATGGTGTCTCGCACGATTGCTTTGACAATCATGTAGCCTTCCCGTTCTTCTTCCGTCGTGACGATTTCCGGTTCGTCTTCCACAGGAGCGTCGATCTTCTCGATTACCTCCTCAGTGTCTGCCAAGGCGCTGGAGAGTCTGCTCTTAACGGTGTCCATGATGACTTCCCGAAATGCGGTCCTAACTACGCCGGTAAGCATTTCTCGCACCTGAGCTGTCATCCGCCCCTCATAGACGCCGGCAGAAACGATCCGCACAAACTCCTCGGAGGGCTCTTCAATAAGCTTGGAAATAACCTGCTTGATTCCTGAGGTGTATTTTAGACGCTCGGCTGTCGCGAGGATGGCATCCACGTCGAAGGCGGCCTTCTCGAACTTCCTCAGCTCGGTGACGATGCCTGCATTGAAATCGGTCACATCGAAGACAAAGAAGGGACGGGTATCGAGCTTATTAGGCGCTTCGAGATCCGTGTAAAAATTGAAGGTTCGGCCGTTCGTCAAGATGGCGAATTTCGCATTCGTAACGCTGAAATAGCGGTATAGCTGATCGAGATGCTTTTTATCCAGAGCTACCGATATGGGCTTGCACTCGATGAGTATGCGCACCTCATTGTCAATCTTGATGGCGTAATCGACCTTTTCACCCTTTTTGCCCACAGCATCGGCTGTGAACTCAGGAACGACTTCGGAGGGGTCGAAGACGTCGTAACCAAGCGATCGCAAGAAGGGTAAAACCACGGCTGTTTTGACCGCTTCTTCAGTTGCCATCGTGCTGGAATGCGATTTCACCCGCTCAGCGATTGCGCGCAAGCTTTCTTCGATCGTGCTCATGTGTTCCCCCTGCCGAGCCATAATCAAAGTAAAGTTGCTTAAGAGATCGATTCCGTCAATCTGGCGTTGTCATCAATTTCACGACTTGCTTAACGACGGTATGGCTGACTGGTAGCGATAACTGGTCTTCTCGCTATTTGTTCGCCCAGCTTATTTCGACAGGATGCCGTATTTCGCGGCGAGTTTAGCCTGTGTCGCGCATGTCACTTTGCGTTCGACTTCGCTCATGCGTTGGAGCCGGTTCTTTTGCGCTCCTGATCCGGTCTCGTACGCTGACCGGCTGACAGGTTCCATCTCAGCCAAAATTCCAGAGACGACTTCCGAAACCTTTTCTGCGTCAAGCGGATAGCTGCAGATGTCTGCTGTGCCGACAATTTGGCCGAGTTCGCGGGCAGTCATCATATCGTCGGGCTTCTGCGCATAAGCCGCAGTGGCAAGAAAAGTGCAAACGGATAAGCCAGCCAAAAATTTCATGATTTCCCCCTAGAGCTTCGGCGGGATGCTCTCTTAAAACGACAGGTTGCGCAAGCCCTCGGGTAAAGCACGAGCAGCCTCTAAGCTGCGACCGCCTGCGCCTCGCGCGCCATACGCATGTATCGCTGTACGGTGCCGTAGCTGAAGCCCGCCTTCTCCCTGACCCATGGAAGCCATTCGCCGCGGGACATGCTGCTCTTGACCTCCAGGAACTCCTTGCCGATCTCGATCGCTTCTTGCCGGCCGAGTTGCTGCGCCGACAGATCGCCCTCGGCCTTCTGAACGCGGCGGAGGAAGGAATAGCTGATTTCCTTGTCCGCCTTCTTGCCCTTGCTGTAATAGACCAGCATCAGGTAGACGGCGCCCGCGAGCGCGTGCCGCATGTGGCTTTTGCCTGAGAGTTCCTGAACATGCCAGAGGATGTGACCGAGCGGTATTGCGTCCCATGCCTCATACCAGGATGACAGGTCAGTCTCGATCCACTCGCTGCAGGACAGCACAAGGTCACTGACAGCCCACAGCGATGTTTCCGTGAGCAGGCCTTGGTTATTTTTCGTCTCCGCCAGCGTGGACAGCACGAGGCGCATATGGGCATCGCCATGTTTGCCGAGGATCCGGCAGATCGTGCCTATGGCTCTGGTCTGTCCAGGCGTTGGCATCTCATTAGCGGGGATGATTTCGATATCGAACTCTGCGCAAAGGCGGCGGGCGTCGGCTTCATTGGAATGAGGCAAGGCGTGATCTCCAGGCTAGGCAAAAAGAATGGCCGTCACCTCGGAAGGCCGGCCAATCCTTTGCGCCAGTTCATCCGTGGTCGCTGTCGAATGTATAACAGATGATGATAGGTTGCTGCAACAGCATCAATTTATGTGTTGAATTGTGTTGACAAGGTGCTACCGATCGCCACCGGAAAGAAGCGCCATCATGTCGCGATGCTGACGCCCGATCTCGGCAATCTCCCTGCGGACTTCGATCATTTCGCATGTGTACCGACCGTGCTTGAACGCGCCGTTCTTGCTACCCTTTGGCGCTCCGGCGCGGGCTCCGTGGAACCGGCACACTGTCTTGCCGCGCTCCGCTGGCGCCTGGCATTGGCACTTTGTCCGCTTCGACATGGCCGAGCACCGCGGCGCGAGCTGGTACGGATAAATCTTCTTGTCCATGGGATTGTGCACCTGTTTTGTTTCTACCCCGCCCCCCGTGGGTGACATTGCCGATGATCGCCTGACCGCCCTCGCTAACATAAACGTGCTCGACAACGACCTTTTGATTTCCGCCATTGCGATGCTTCCGCAGGGCCTCCATCTGGCTTGTGAACGTCCGCATCAGCTTGTTGACGACGCGCTCCTGGAGGTCGAGTTGCTCGATCGTTTCAGAGGAGACCATAAAGCGAGCATGCCGCAACGACAGAACATGAACCGTCGCCATCTGGAATGCCAGCATTGCCTCAAGGTGGTCTCTAGGCTCGATTCCCGCCACGAGAGCTATCGCAGCGTTCAATTCAGCGACTTCGGCTTCCTGGCTTCGTGAGAGCGCATTGGTGACCTGTGCAATCATGGAAGTGTAGAGACGCTGATCGGTGATACCGAGAGCCTTCATCACGACAGCCAACGCCACCTCTTGCCTAGGATGTTCAAACCGCAGCATGTGCGGCAGGTTCGGCACTTTGATGTACTGCGGCAGACTGGCTGGGAACTCCAAAAATTCAGCTATGGCCACCTTCTCAGAAGGCGTGGGCTCATATTCCGGTCGAGGACCCGCCTTGATCTGTTCCGGTGTCTCGCCGGCAGCAAGCCGATCTATCGCGACAGCTGCGCGCTTCAGCTTTTTATCGTGAGAATGACCGTTATCGCTACTCATCGGTTGCTCCTGTTGGCGTGTTCAGTCATGGCTTCGCGCAGATCAAGTATCTCGTGAGCGTCAAACACATCGCTGAGCGTGACCCATTCCTTGAGGCACCGTGCCGAATATATCGGAGGGTTCGCCATAATCGGGCGCCAGAGGAACAAGTCGACATTCGGGGCAATGCGCTTGACACTCTCGCTGCTTAAGCCCTCGCTTTTCGCAGCCGGTTGCCACTGCCCAAAAGACCGGTAAAAAAATCGCGCAGCACCACGTCGATGACGAAGACAACGACTTCCGGAACAGCTTTCAGGTGCTGCGAGAAATCCCCGTCAAGGTCTGCTTGATCGTACTGGCCGGATGGTCGGCGGATCTGCGCCATTCCAATCACGTCACCAACCAGAGATACGTACTCGTCAGGAGACAGAGTGCGGAAAATCCGGCCGATGGTGCTGATAGCGGCAGCAATCCCCTTGGCGCGCTCCTCAGGAGTGTTTCCGGCGCCGCTGAAGCCTAGGATGAGGTCCTCAAGCTTCGCGTCTGCCGCCTCCAGCATCCGGGTTAGTCTTGCCTGTAGGCGGAGAGCGTCCGTTGCCAACGGGGCTTCGACCTTGATTTCCATGCCCGCGATCTTGCGTTCTGCCATGTCACTTCTCCTTGATCTGGAAGGTTACGGCTGCCCTCATTTCCCCCGAATCTATCAGCGGGTTAGAGCTGCCCTTTTGTCGAATAGTGGAAGCCGCATTCGGCGGCGTACGCAGCGAGGTTATCTCGGCCTGGATATCGCCTTGTGCCAGGACGCCGAGCTTTTTGAGTGCTTTGCGCTTTTCGTCGGCTGCTGACTTCCCAAGAGCCGCTTGTTCGATGATCGTTGCCGCCGCAGCTTTCATTGCAGCCTTGTAGGCTGCCTTGTTGTTCCTCATGGCGTTTCGCATGAATGGCCGCTCAGGAATGCCCCGGCTTGTGCCAAACTCGCTCCAAACCGCCTTGTTGATGTTGTCGGAATCGGCAACGCCGGCGGGGAAGCCTACCTTTACAGAGCTAGGGCCTGGCAGAAGGGATGATATCCCCGCCACACCTTTCCCAACCTTTCGACGCTCAACCTTCACCATAGGCATCAGAATGCCCCTCCGATGTATCTCGCAGGGGTAAGGCCAAGTCCGGTGGCGTCTTGTCTTACCGCTGCTGCGGTGGCTTTGGCCGCAGCCATGGGTGCCTCAACCGCTTGCGTGACATTTTGGTTGACGGTCACCGTCACGGGGCCTCGGCTGTTGTCGTTTACGGTATTCTGAACCGCTGCTGCAGCATCACTGCCTCGCATCTTTCGGGCGTTGTCGATATAATTTCTAAGCGCATCAGATTCGATGTACGGGGCCACACCGCTGCCGAAGCGGCCACTATCGAAGTTTCCTTCCTGCCCCTCTCCATAAACCGTACCTCGAACCTTCTTCCGCATATTCTCGATCCATGCGTTACCCTGATCGGTGCGCTCACGCTTTGCCGGATCGTTCATGATTGAGTTTTCTCCGGCTTTAACGATCGCCGCTTCTCCGGCAACGCCAACGCCGACCGCGCCAAGAAGGCGAAGCAGGTTCGTTGTGCCCGCTGCGGCCGCTCCAGTGGCAAACAGCCCCACAGCGCCAGCAAGACCACGCACAGCGGGTGTGAGCCCTCCGAGGGCGACGACAGCAGCGCCACCGCCTGCCAGAGCGGCCATGACCGCTCCGATCTTGCCGGCATCGACGCCAGTAAGCTCGCTGAGCGATTTCGCAAAGTCTCCTATGACGCTATCGCCGCCTTCCATCCACGTAAGGATGTCTTCCAGCACAAGCAGCGAAGCCAGCCATGGAAATTTCACAGCCGCAACGAGCTTGAGTCCAGTCTCTATCTTGGCCCAGACTTCGGAGTTTTCATCTACCCACTTGCTGAGGAAATCGAAGTGATTTCGCAGCCTTCCGAATACGGCGCCAGCGGCGTCAACACCTGCTGTCAAGCCTCTGCTCAGGGACTTGGACCAACGGTCAATAGTGCCATCGTCATCGAGCCTCTGGATGTAGTCCATAAGGTCGCCCAGATGGCCCTTCGCAGTATCGAAGAACCCGCCGCGCCCGATACGACGCTGGAAATCTATCCAGCTGTCGCCCAGGTTGCTCATCATGCCATTCCAGGTTTTTGACTGGCGGATCATGGCTCCTGAAAAGCGAGAGCCGAACCGATCGCGAATGAACTTCGTTATTTCATCAGAGGTCTTGTTGACCGTCTTCGACAACTGCTTGCCGTTCTCGGTCCACGAGAAGGTCACTTCGTCACCGGCCTGAGATGCGCGGATACCAAATTCCTTCAGGCGTTCAAATTCGCCCGTGCTGGCGTCTGCGATCATTTCGACAGCCTGCATCAAGCCCTTACCCATGGCCGAGGAGGCGTTGCCGAGGTCTTCCAGAAGTCCCGTCGTTGGGTCCATGCCGTAAGCGCGCAGCTTGACGAATGCCTCTGTCAACTCGGCCACGTCATAAGGCGTTCTTTTGGCGAAGTCGGAGATCCAGTTGAGAGCTTTTTCGGCACCTTCGGCGCTGCCCTCGATCGTTTCCAACGTCGCGGCATAGCCCTCAAACTGAGCCGATACGGAAATAACCGACTTGCCGAGCAAAGCCGCGCCGCCGGCGAACGCTGTGCCCGCTGCTACGGCAAACGTTGCCATGCGGGTGACGAATTGCGACATGCCGCGCTCAGCATCGGCCAGGCCTTGCTTGAACTTCTTCAGATCAGCTTCGCCCTTCAGGTCCCATCCGAGAACGCCGATCAGTTCCTCAATGATCATAGCGCCACTCCTTTTCCGAATTTGCTCTGAACAAGCTGGCCGACCACGAATGCGTACTGATCGGACTTCGGATCGACTGGACCCTCATCCTTGAGAACGCAGGAGCAATCCGCGCACTGCATGGTGTATCGTATGCGCTCGATGTCCGCTCTGGCGCTGGGAACAGCGGTTGCGGCCACAGCAAGAACGGTGGTCGAGTACGGCTCATCAACCCGGATGCGCCCATCGCTCACCATGGCGTCGATCGCCTTTTCGAATTTTCGTTTGGTCGAAAAGAACGGCTGCTTGACGCCTTCCTGGGAGACGACGAGGCGCAGCACGCGCTGGCATTGCCGGAACGCGAAGGTGCAGCAGATATCCCTGCGTCCGGCAGATACCAACCGGCGTTCTGTCATGGTCGAAGGCCGCACGCCTGCCCACTCACCGGCCTTGAGGGCGCTGTCGCTGATATCCACTGCCCATGCGTGCCGGATCATCTTAAATTCCTCTCGATAAACACGGTTATCGTTACTGATCGCGGCGCCAGGAGCCGTTCAGATCGGCCACCATCTGGTCGTAAGCAGCCATGGATTTCGCCTCGGCGTCGGAAACCTTCGGGGCACCTACGTCCGCACCGTCGAGGATGGCGAAATACCTCTCCGCCGGCATCCCAGAGGTCACCACGCCGCGCACGCCGTCATAGAGCGGAAGCGCTGCAGCTTGGTCGAGCGGCATGCCTTTCACGCTGTCTTTCATCGCTTGGCGTTCGGCATCGGTCATCGCCTGAGGTTCCTTCCGGTTGGCACCGTCACCAATGCGCAGTTCAGAGCCGCCACGCGCGGCCGGGACAACGGCGATATGATTGCTGCGGATACCGCGCTGAATAGCGTCGTAGGCCTCGCCAGAGGGCGATACGCCAGCCGTCCAGTCGAGATCACAGCTGTAGCCCATGGAGAGCTCTCTGGTGCCGTCCTCGATCTCTCTGATAGTGCCAGCGTCGGCCAGCAGCATGGACACGCGGACGAACTCGCCATCGCGCGCCACTTCGCCGTCGCTCCAGCCCTTTGCCACGTCTTTCCAGTTGTTGGCCGACACAGCCTGATTTGGATGCCCTAGCGTCACCGGCCGGTGAGCGAAGCTCTGCATCGTGTCGCTGCTGAAAACCTCGTCAGCGGGCCGGAAAACGCGAACCACGGGCATCTCCGGCTTGCCCACCTCTGAGCCTGCGTAAAGCTGCACATTGTTCGCCCGGGCGACCTTAGCATTGACCGTGAGATATCCGTCGCGAGTGCGGCGCTGGCCGTCGATCGTCAATTTGTCCTGAAGGTGCATGTTTCAGTTCCTTTCAAGTTGAGCGGTGGCGGGAAGCCCTCGGGCGGAGACAACCCATCTTCCCGCCACCTCATGCCGACGGTTACCAGTCGCAGGCATATCAATTCTCCGATGGTTGTTTGTGGGCGTCACGAAGGCGCTGGACGGAATCCTGATAGGCCTTTTCGGCCGCATCCTTCGGATCATTCCGCCTGATGCCATCGGCCATCACGACCGCAAACGGATCGGTGTTTACGCGCGCTGCGAGGAGTTCAAAGCGCTCATCGATGTAGGCTTCAGTCTTGCCATCCACGGCGCCGTCACCGCATCGGCGGCGAACGACTTCCCGTTTCACATCGAGCGCGCTCGCGAAATTGTCAGCGTCAAAAGCGGGGTAGATTTTTTTGGCGATGTCTTTCGTGTCGACAAGGGCAAGCGCGCGACGATGAATTTCACCATCCTGATCCTGCAGCTTCGCCTTCCTGCTTTCGATTTCGCGATTGATTGCCGCGATCTGGGCGTCTTTCTGCGCGATGTCGGCTATATGTCGTTTCCGGGCGTCCTCGATCTCGGCCTCGATAAGCGCTGCCTCGTCTTCCATAGCCTTGACGAAATATGCCACGTCAGCGTCAGTGAGCAGCTTCAGCGGCTCTTCCTTCCGGTCGGCCACCGGCTGGCGGTGCCCACGCTGGAGAGCGGCCCAATCCTTGACGAACTCGGCAACCTTTGCCTCAACGCCATCGCTCAGACCGACGCGCTGATGAGTGCCATCTTCTTTCTTGCGGTTGAAAAGCATTATGCGGTTCCTCGTCAGTAAGCGGCCGGCGGCCACATGAAGCCGTGCACCGAATTTTCGTTCTTGCGGAATTTCGGAAGACGCACGCCGTCGATCAGGTTCGGAAGCTGGGAATCGTGCTGGACGCCGAATTCAAAACCGGCATCGCGTGCAATCTTCTGGGCGGAGTAGAGCCAGGAGTCTGCGCTCTGGCCAGCATTGGCGCGCTGCAGGCGGTCGCTGTTCTTTGCGAGCCGGTCAAGCAACTGAACGATTGCGGAGGCGTGTTTCTCGTAAGCCGCCAGATCCTTCACAAGCTGGTCGCGCTCTGCTTTGGCCGCGTCATACTCGGCGGCGCGGGCAGCGGCTGCCTCATTGCTCTTTGCGGTCTGGAGAAGCTGGCTCAACTGATCGGCGGCAGCGTCCATGCGCTTGCTGCGGAAGTTGGCGTCTTCCATCTCCTTGCGGGCTGCATCGACTTCAGCGGGGCGCAGGCGGGGATTGAGCGCGCGTTGCTCTGCGGCCTGGCTGCTGGCATCGGCATCTGCGCTGGTCTGCTGGACTTCCTGAAGCAGCGCGGCGATGGTCTGGGAGGTCTGTTCGCCCGCGAATGCATCGGCAATGCGATCATCCAGGCTGGCGGCTTCCTTGCTCATTCGGTTCTCCTTTGTTGAGAACCATAAGACCATGCCGGGAGCCTCGGCGGTATTCGAAGAATTTGGAACTATGTGCTAGTTTTCAGCGGCTTAGCAAAGGAGATTCGGATGCCTACTAAAGAGATCATGTTCAGGATGAAGACGGAGCCACGTTTGTGGTTGTCGAGACCAGCTTTGACGGGGCACGGTCAGTAAATGGCCCTGAAGGCTTTAGAGAGGAGCACCCATCTCCCAAATACACCGTGCACGTCCGCGGCGCATTTCTCGACGATGTTGAGCCGCAAGACGATGGATCATTCATTTCAGTTGGAAAGAGCAAACGTTACACGCCTGTCTAGGA